AGTGTTACCTTGGAAGTATGTAAGAGCTCTAATATGAATGATCTTAGAACCGTCGGCGAATTCACCGCCAACGTTTTCATCCCAGATCATAGTATTACGAAGGTTATTCCCAAGATACTCCTTAACCACAGAGTACATAGGCTGACCACTAGGGGCCTGACCGATCAAGTACTCACGTCCTGTTACCAAGAGGTTGGTAGGGGCGATGTGATTGTCAATGCTGACATTAGCCAGCTCATTAACCGGAACGGTATCAGAAACACCGTCCTGTTCTTTAGTGTAGAATAGACGGTAAGTCAGCACAGTGTCGTTATTACCGATACCGGTTCTAAACCGGTACTCATTACGAGCGTAGTTTGACTCCTGCACGATGGCGTATTGAGTCTCACTTTCTGAATTACCGTTGGAGTTATTAAGATACAGAGCCCCCGACTGAGTATAGGTAAGTACTTCACCATACTCAAGCTCATCCCCTGCGTCAAGAGAATACACTACCGCAGTATTAGGGGCGTTCAGTTCCTTAGTCACGGAGTACAGAGGCTTGCCCTTAGTGGACTGCCCGATCTCCACTTCCTGCTCCAGACGAAGGATGTTCGTCGGTGCAATGAAGTTATCAAGTTCGAGGATGTTGAAGTCAGCAGTTGAGATAGCGTTGTCTACGTTATCCTGGGTTCTGGTGTAGTACCAAGTGACCTTAAGATCTTCGTTAGAAGCTGACATCCGCCAGGTCGTCTCACCCGGCTGCTTAGTTATACGAGCGTCAGAGCCGCTGGGGTTATAGAAAGAACTGGAGTAAGTGACCCCGCCCTTAACGTACGACAGGATGTTGAAGTCGACGATCTTAGTATTATCAGTAGCCTCATCCCAAAGCGTGGTGGTTTGAGGATTCTCGCCATCATAAGTCTTAGTCATAGCGTACAGCGGTCGGCCATCAGGGGCCTGTCCCACAGTGTACTGAATATCAGGAAGCAGAAGCGACAGCCTATCGTTACCGGGGGTCCCTTGAGGGCCTGCTTCAGTCGACGCATCGCCTTTTAGACCTTGATCACCTTGCTCGCCCTTTTCTCCCTTAGGGAGGACGAAGTCAAGCGTAGCCTGGGAGGCACTGCCCACGTTAGTAACGGAGGCAGGCTCGTCGGTAGCGCCAGTAGTAACCTGACCGATTGCGACTGTACCTGCATTACCGTCAGCACCTTGAGCACCATCTTGACCTCTCAGAGGCCCGATGTTATCCCAGGAGGCGCCGTTATAGGTGTATGCATTAACATCACCGTTGACATCTGGTTCCAAAACGACGTACATGTCGCCTGTTTCAGCGTCAGTAGGCAGGTCACCTTCCGTCGGGACCGCACCCTTAGGTGCGATGGATACTTCAATAGTACCTACAGTAGACAAGTTACCAGCGACGAGGTCGACGCCAGCCTTGACTTCCTGAAGTGCGTTGAAGTACTGATCATCAGCAAGGTTCATAGTAGTAGCTGCGATCTTAGAGCCAGGCTGGTACGTAACCAGCTTGGCATCAAGGGGCGTAGACCTCTTGACATAGATAGGACGAGCATCGGTCGGGAGGACCAGCTCAGTCCGTTGGTAGATTACGTTGTTATCTCCAGTGAAATCGCTACCCACGTACCTCGTCTGCTCCAGCCGCACGAGCTGCGCGGTTGTGTCGAAGACGAGAGCATCACCGGGGACTGCAGCCGCAAGGGTCGCATCCGTGGGTGATAGATCAGCAATAGAAACTAGAGCGCCATCGTTAACTCGGGTCACCTGAGAAGGTGTCCACTGTAGTTCGATCTGGCGGAAGTCAGCGACACCAACGATCAGCGGGAATGAGGCGTAGGAGAAGGTGTAGTCTCCGTTGCTATCAGCTGATGCTGATTCGTAAGCATCAATAAGGTTCTCGAATGACATGGCGTCACTCCTTTCTGTTGAAAGCCGCCCACCCTCGGTAGAGGATGAGCAGCCAAGGACGATTATCGAATGAAGGAACTAAAGGTCTGCCGGAAGCGGCCCTTCAGTTCAATGTTAGTAATGTTAACAGGCGTTGGGTAATCAGAAACGATGCGAATACGCGCCTCGTCGGAGTAACCGAACACCTTAGCCCACGTCTCTCCTCGAATGGAGATAGGCGCGGCGTTGAACACAGAGTCATCAAGCATAGCTGCGTTAAATGTAGCTGATGTGTTGAATGGACCAGGGCGCGGTGCTATTTCAATACGGTAGTTGCCCGTGTTGAAGTGCCTTGTGCTAATAGTACGGAGCGAAAGCACACCGTCTACTACGTTATTGGCCTGATCACGAGAGAACATAGGAGAAAGCTCCACGGTCATCGTGAACGTACGTCCAACTGTAAGGTACAGAGGAGCAGGCGCGTAGCCATGGTCTTGTATACTAGCAACACGGACCCGTTCGCCAATATCACCTTGCACGATAAGGGTCAGGTCTTGACCATCTGTCGTGATATCTTGGATATTGATAAGCTCACCAGCAAGCTCGTGGACCCCTTCCTCCTCCTCGATGTTGAATACTGCTGTATTCACGTTCACATCAGTGAGATTAGGGATAGTGACTGACGTAGTGTTAGTCGCGGGGTCGTAAACAACCGTCTTATTCGACCACAGAGTAGACACTCTAGAATCGAGGACGGGAACTTGGGTGTTAGTCTCATAGAACTTCATGGTTTCCATGCGAATAATACCATCTGTCTCAGTAACAAGGAAGATCAGGTCATCCTCAGAGTGGATAGAACGCACATCAGAGAGCATTCGATACCTGAAGAAGGAGGACTGAGCAACCTGGTTACCACTGAATCGGTTAGTATAACAGTAGATGTCCGTAGGCCGGTCGTCATCGACAACCATGATGGTGTCGTGAGCATTGACCACGGCGTAATCACCAAAGACAGAAGGCAAGTAGTCCGGGCAGTGCTGTGAAACCTCAACTGTTGAAGTCATAGACTGGCCCTGTTGCTGCGCGAGGTACAGGTACATACGCTCAGGGGCGAAGAAGTAGATCTGACTACCCATCAGGACAGGCTCAATCATCGGCGCGGTCGAGTAGAACGACACGGGCGAGACTTCGGCGGTCAGAGGGGTGATCAGGTTCTCGGAACCCTGAAGAATGAACTGCACGTCGGACGGCGTGTTGATGAACAGGTAGTTCTCGAACGCCGTCATGTAGGATACTGGAGTATACTTACTCGTGGACAGGCGAACGTCGATAGGATCCTCATCACCGATGACCGAAGGGTCATTCAGGAAGAAGTCTTCGATGCCACCTGCACGGGACGAGAACACTGAGTCCTCAGAAGCCATCCACAGTCGGTCTCTAAAGAAGGACACTGCGGAGATAGGGGCTTGATTACCCTTGGCAAAGATCTGAGGACCAGGGTTGGTCGTATCGTTACCAGCCACGCGAGGTGACCAGTCAATAGGATTAATGGTCCATACCGAGTTTGCGGTATTGAACTCCAGAACGTGAGGCATTCGGTTCTTATCAAGGATCGAATAAGCCTCGGGCGACCTGACTCGGTCCAAGTAGGGCCGGTCGGTCTCACTTACTACGCGATAGTAACCAGGAAGGCTACCTGCGTATGAATTCTGCATATAGTAGATCTTACCTGCCCCTTGTGGGTCCCCGATAGTGGGGTACAACTGGGCAAGCATAGTCTCAGCGCCGTTAGAAGCAATGGAATCGCCTGGAATAGGCGGGAGCTTCGCCTCAGACAGGTCAAACAAGGACTGTCCGAGGTAGCGCTTTGATGAATCAGGGTACTGAGCCGTATCGACAGGCACTACTGCCGTATCGCGTACGTATTCCCACTGACCATCTGGATCGGTCTCCGTCCCGTCGCCGTCTATGATATCACCGGGCACGTAATCGTTACCATTGTTACCTGCGGTTCCGATAGGGAGAGGAGAGTAGCTGGATTGAATGGCCATAAGGGCCTTCCAAACGCCGAGGTTGTTGTATACTTCAGTACCAGCCGCGTAGGTACGCGCCGTGGTGTACAGAATAGCAACACCTTGAGGGTCAACCGCTGAGGCAGTGAGGTACGAGACCTCGCCTCCGATGGTATCTTCCTCATTAAGAAGAGATCCGTCGTAATCCAAGGTAGACCAGATGCCCGCAGGTCCGGGGACCGAGGTGTATCCAGCCTTTACCTGAGTATTCAGGATCAGAAGCTTAGGGCCGACCTGCGTAACGCGGATTGCGTCACGCCCGAGGACGCCCCCTGGGTTGTATGTGATGTAATTCCTCGTCTTCTGGTCAATGCTGATAGAAAGGCCGACCTCAGCGACTGTGTCGCCATCGTACTTGAACAAGTACATGAGGGTATCGGCACTTGTAACAGCCTCATAGTCAATAACGAGGAGGTAACGGAGGGAATCAGAGACCTCGAACCAGTTGTAGACCAAGTCTTTACCGGAAGGAAGCCCAAGAGCGCCACCGCTAACAGGGTTTCCCACATCATCAGTCGCCTTAAGGATAGAAGTACCCGGTCGTTTCTCAACCGAGCGCTCAAGAGTGACAAGCGCGTTGTCAATCGTCTGAGCTTCTGTCATAGTGCGCTTTGAAGGGGCCTGCCTGCCGACACCGCCGGACAGGGAGTTAATAGGGATGCGGATGTTGTTAGCCGCAGCCCTTGCACGTCTATTAAGAGGAGGCATATTCAATACCTCCTGCCATAGCGTTTCCAATTAGGGTCAATACCGTACTGCCCGCTGGTACCACGGAGGGTAGCGCGGAAGGCGGTACTAGAATCAAGTACATTACGGTTCTTGGACGTGTTATCCCATCCCTTAGCCTTACCTTCGTAGTACGCCTCCATCTGGGAGAGGTACTGATCCGCCGCAGGGTCACCCTGAGACAGCATCTGGTAGGCACGGGCGGCTGTGTAGATCACAGCCTTCTGGATGGAGACATCCATGTTCTCGAAGCTGATATCAAAGACCAGCTTGATGACACACTCGACGTCATCGTCAAACATGTCAGTACCCGAGGCCACGTTGAACACGTAGGGAGTGGTATCACCGGACAGGCCGTAGACCTGAAGGTTATTACCGATGCTCTGAGTAAGCTCAGCTGCATCACTGTCATTATCAACGCCGGTGAAGTCAATCACACGAGCCGAGAGGGTATTAGTAGGAAGCAAGATCCGTCCCGACTCATCGGGAGTGAACTTACGAGTCGCCATGTTCTGTGCAATACCGCGCATAGCGAATTCCATGATCTTCTGATCAAGGATGTGTTCGGCAATCGATGTATCAACACCTGACTGCCCGTCGAGATCGGAGACGAGAGCTTCACCTGATTGAAGAAGCATCTCATTTACCGCGTCGAGTCTAGAGAGAGCACCCATGGCGATCTCCTTTCGTAGTTAGAGTAAAAGAGCGAGGCCCCCGGTAGGAGGCCCCGCCTTAAGTTATAGTATCAATCAGCTGCCAGTGTTCTTGTACTGGGGCGTGATTTCGATAGCCGAAGCGAACTTAGCACGATCAGTGCTGCCGATTTCGCCGGAGATGTCCGCGCCGTAGACGACCGAGCACAGCTCAGGACGCAGGACGCCCGTTCCGCTGAGCATGGAAGCGACGGTGAAGACGGTGTTACGACGGATGTCGTCGACGGTGTCGACCTTCAGTCCAGTCTTGGCCAGCGAAGCAACGCCACCCTTCTGGAACAGGAGGGCCTTAACGGCGCCGCCGGAAGCGCTACCGTTGATGTTGTATCGCGACTCACCGATCTCGTCAGCCGAGGCGTCGAAGTTCACGAGGTGGTTGCTCTTGACGATACGGCAGCCCATGTACTCAAGGGCGTCGCCGAGTCCGTTCATTCCCATACCGAGACCAGCGCCGAGGCCGCCAGCTTCAGCGACTCCGCCGAACATTGGCATAGTGCCGCCAACGAGATCGTTAGCAGTACGAGCGACACCGAGTGCACGGATGTCGTGGAACGTACGAGGAGTGGTGACCAGGGTCACGCCGTCCGTCGAAGCGTCGATCTGCTGAAGGTGGACCATGAAGTCTTCGATAGCCGCAAGCACTTCGAGAGCGCCTTCGGTACGAGCCGACTGGGTTGCGCCGTCGAGGTCAGCAACTGCGGTGAATCCGTTCTCTGATCCGTAGATCGGAGCGTCGACGAGGCTTCGGTTCCAGCCAGTGCCGGATCGAGGGTCGTCGGTGAGGATGCTGTTACCAGCAGCGCGGGTAAGGAACGCCGAGATCTGCAGGTCACGAGCGTTAGCCATGGTCTGGCCAGCCTGACGTGCGAGTTCCTGACGGTACTCCCACTGCGAGATCATGAGGTCGACGTTGTCGAGCTCGAAGTGAGTCGCGATGGGTCGAGCATCAAGCTGGACCGAGATGGTCTTCGACGAGATGTCGTTGGTGTTACCAAGGAGCTCTTCACCAGCGCCCCATGCGGTCTTCAGGTCAACGGTGCCCATGATGGGGAATTCCATGACGCGACCGCTTTCGATGGACCGGCTGTCGACAAGGCTGTCGAACATACGGAACTGATCGTAAGCGTACATCACTTCGCCGCTCCAGATTGGGAGCCACTGCTTGTTGTTACCGTCGGTGCCACCTGAGGTAGCGCCGCTGAGGTCGCTACGCATGGTGCTGAAAGGAGCCTGGTTTGAGAAGTTGAATGAGTTATCAGACATTGTATAAATCCTTAAGGTTGAAGTTAATCAGGGTTAATTGAATAGTCTAGTATTGGGGTAATATCATCGGCACGGTTATCCATCAGTCCAAGATGGGCCGTACGTTATCCAGTAAAAGGTAAG